TCACGCGGCTAGCCGATGCTCATAGAACGGGTGCCGCTTGTCGTCGAAGATGGCGTACAGCGCATCTAGATTGCGAGGATCCGGATTAAGCCAGGCGTCGACGTGCTCGGGCTTGATGTTGATGATCGTCCGGTCGTGGCCAGCGGCGGCGACCTCGGGCTCCGGCTCATCGGTGATCGCGGCGAACGAAAGCAGGTCGGGTTCGACTCCGGCGGGATCGCGCCAGTGCGACCAGAGGCACGCCACCAGCATCGGCTCGCCGGTGCGCGGCACAAACTCGATGCGCTGGCTCTGCCCGTCTGGGCCTTCGACGTTCTCGTAGAACCGGTCGGCCACCATCAGCCCGTGGGTGTAGCCGAACTGCCGGCACCAGAATCCTTCTAGGTTGTCCCGGCGGGCGTTGTAGGTGCCCGGAAATTTCCGGTCGTACATTGCCGGCGTGCCGGCCGGGCGGCACTGGTATCGCATCGGCTTGACGACACGCTGGCCGTTCTCGACCACCAGCACCGGGCAATGGACGCCCGGGAATATCCGGCTGTCGTCTTGGCCGCGCGTTCCCTTGAGCGTATCGAGGCGCCGCTGGGCCTGCTGGATCTTGTTTGTGCCGATGCGAACGTCCTCGCGCGCCTTCTTCGTTTCCTTGAGCTGCAGCGCCCGCTCGGCATCGCCGACACGGCGCTTCTGGTCGAAGATTTCACGGGTGAGCGTGTCAGCCTCTGCCGCATCCGCTGCGCGCAGGTTCTCTTGCAGCTCGGGCGGGCCGATCTCCAGCAGCTCGCGGACCATGGCACGGGGCGCCTTGATCCGCCGCGCCTGGGCGCCCTCGCCCCACCAGAAGGTTTTCACGTAGGTGTCGATGTCCATCACGGCGCCGAACGCCCGCTGGAACTCTTTGAACTCGGCTCGGATCTGCGCGGAGTAACACATGGCCGCCTCTCAACAGTCGCGGTCGGTATCTTGGAGGCCATGCCAGGCCAAGATCTCATCGAGCCGCCGGGAGACGAATTGGGCATCGTCGCCTGTGATGGCGCCGTCCTCGATCACGTCGGCCATGCCGGCAAAGGCCTGCCAGAAGTGGCAACGGTCGGGGCTGCTCTTCAGCAGCGCCGGCACTGCGGCATCAAGGTTTTCGATATGGGTTCTACGTGCGGCTCTGTCCATGCCCGCAGTATCGGCGTGGCCGTCTCACTGCTTGAGACCAACGTCCGTAAACTCTGCGCGATGGACGAAAACCAGACCCTTAGCCTCTTCAAACAGCTGCAGTATCGCGCCGCGAGCGCTGTCGACAAGTGGTCAGTTGCGGAGCAATTCGAGGCGGAACTCCTTGCACAATATCCAGCGGACGCGACCGAGGTAATCGAGCTGATGACTTACTGGCTCAACCGGTTAGGATTGATTGAAGCCGATCAATTGATCGGCTTCGTTTGATTCAAGGCACGCTCTGGGATGAATTATTAAAGATAGATGTATCCCAGGATGCCATCACGCGTAGCACCAGGGACACCTTCGCAAGTATCGGAGAGCGTATCGTAGTGATCGAAATTGGGCTGGTAGTAGCAACGATAGAGAGGAACGGTGCCAGGAACCTGAACATCATTTAGAAAAGTGATATGGGGCGCCCATTCGGTCAGTGTCCAACCTTCGCAGTTAGGATCAGTAGAGCTGAAATATCTTCCTTGCTCGCCCGTTGTGACACTGCGCATATAGCAAGAAAAAACTTGGTGGGAACCTGGGAACCATGTGTGCGACCCGATTCCAATGCTCCCCTCAAGCTTCCAACTAAGCTGCCCCCAGTTCCTGGGCAACTCTCCGTGCGTCAGATGCATCTTCCACTTCGTGTTGTGCAAGCGGTAGAGCGGCTTAGCAACCATCCCCTCAGGGAACTGCAGGGCAGCTGCATTACTGCGGAGCTCAAGCTTGCTGACATCCCCCAGTGGCAAAAGGTTTCCGTATTCCTCAGCAGATGCAGCACAAGAAAAGGCCGCACACAGAACAGCTGCCGCAGAAAGCACTAACGCTTTCGACATATTAATCTCCAATTAGATTTCCCCTGCCGCACCACCCTACGTGCCGAATAAGCGTTTCGCTATCAGGCATTTCTGATATGTGCGTAGTGGTTGTCCCAGGAGCCTTCTAATTGCAGGCATCAGCTGTTCTGCTTGATGTCGATGTGTGCCGACGTGGCGCTGCTCCAGCGCTCCCGGGTTGAGCGACCAGCGGTCCCGAGTCCGGCATATGCAGATTGGCAGCGATATGGGATTCCTCATATCGGCAGGATCCGCGCCGATGCGTCAGGAAAGCCCTACCGGTCGAAGAAGTAGCCGACGACTTCCACCACCACATTGCCGGCGGCCAGCGACACCACATTGCCCAGCAGTCCGGTTGTCGAGGCCAACATGGTCATGGCCTGGTCGCTGTCCAAGCGAAGCCGGAAGGTGAGGTTGTTGTTCGGCGCCACATCTATGGCGCGGTTGGTGCGCGAGAGCGTGCCCATGGCGGGCCGGCCAATGTAGGTCGTCAGGTTCGACAGGTTGCTGACCTTTAGCTCCACCACCGAGGCCGTGGGCGGGATGAACGAAGTGAGGTCGATCGTCTGCTGTGTCGGCTGGGCGAGCAGCGTAATCGCCAGGTTGAATGCCATGGGCGGGGTCTGGAAGGACGCGGCCGAGTAGTCGAGCAGGATGTAGTTCCCGCGCGTGCCGACGCTGACGTGCCGGCCGCCGCGCAGCTTGCCTACCGCCTCGATGCGGCCTGAACCCAGGTATCGCCGCGTGGCGTCTCCGGTCTTCGTGCGCGCGGTGCCGCGGTAGGCAGCATCTGGCACCGTCGCCGATAGCTCAAGCCCGAGCGTGTTGTTCGACGCCTCGTAACCGTAGGCGTGCAACCAGCCAATCGCCTGCGAAGCGGAAACCACCTGAGTGGCGCCAGCGCTCATCATGCGGCGGCCGCTCGGCAGGTAGCAGAAGCCCTCACCGGCCACGACTGTCTGGCCGTCATTCTGGGCGGTGAGCGGAATGCCATAAAGCTCGGTGATGCGGGTAAGGTCTGGCATCAGGCCACCACCGGAGATTGGTCGGATTGGCGCCGGTAGGTCGTGCCGTCGCTGTAGATGATCGCCTCGCCGCCGGGCGCGTCCGTGCAGCGGAACTGGCGGTTGATGTCGGCGGCAGCGTCGGTGAGCTGAGAGACTGTGCGCACCGGCAACACTGAGCCGCCCGGCAGAGCTGATACCACCGCGCCCCAGCCAGCGCCGTCATAGACCCAAGTGCGGCCGAACTCGGTCCAGGTTTGGCCCTTAGCAGGGTTCGAAGGGAATGCCATTACGCGCCTCCTGCGAGAAACGCAGCCACTGCTTCGGGGTCGATGTTGTAGACCGTCTCCTCAGCATGGCCGCCATACATCTTGCGCAGCTCGCATGTCGATCCTACTGCGGCTGCGAATTGCAGTGCGAACTCGGGCTTGCACAGCGTGTCGCTGTCGCCGTACCACAGCTGGATCGGCAGGCCGGCCAGCTTCCCCGCCTTGGCGATCGTGAGTGGGTTGTGCGTCGGCCCGTCCCGCTCTTCCGAGTAAGTGCCGCCATACGCGGCGTTGATATCGGCGGCGTAGCCACTGTTGGCTCGGATGTCGTCAGTGTTGAGCGCAGGGATCAGCAACACGATGCGCGAGACCAGCGATCGGTTGGCAGCAGCCCAAGCAACGCCGCCCCCCGCTCCCATCGACTGACAGAGTAGGCCGACAGGATGCTGGGCAACCCCCGGCTGGGCGAGCAGCACATTGCGCGCCTGCCCGATTGCGTCAACCACCGTCGAGTTGCCCCAGGTGGCGTTGCCGCCCAAGTCGGAGCTGATGATTGTGGAGCGCCGGGACACCGCCTGCATGATTGGCCATCGGCCACGTAGACCCGTCCAGGCCAGACCGCCCGGCGGTGCGCCCTCTGCACCGTGCACGTAGATCACGCCGCGTGCAGGCGGCAGCACTGCATCACGCGCGACGATCAGGTCGTTCTCGCCAGAGCGCACCAGTCCAGAGAAAAGGCTGAGGGCGGCCATTAGTTAGATATGACTCGCAGATAGGGACGGTCAGTCTGATCGCCGAAGATGTTGAAGATGGTCCCTGCATTGGCTTGGCGCGCCCGCAGTTCAATCGTGATATTCGTTCCTGGAGTCTTGGCCGGAAGCTGAGCGCTTGCGGCGTAGCTCGTATAGCCAACCTGCCCGACCAATATTTGACCGATCTGCACGCCATCGCAAAACGCCGCCATAACGCCGGTGGTGTTGCTTGCCGCAGTCTGCATGGTGGCGCCATATTGCACAGCCGCCGCAACCTCGCAAGCTGGGACAACCAGGGACATGCCGGGCACAACAGCAAAGCTATCGCTCGTCGTTTGATAAGGCGTGGTGCGCTCAGCGTAGGCAACGCGGCCGGAGTTGATCCCCACGCGGGACCATGCCGTCCCGCTCGAAAGATAGACCTCCTTAGTGTCGCTGGCGGAGTACAAAGTGCCTGTGGGCACTGCGTTGGCCGCCGGTCTGGCCGCGTACGTGCCGTAGAGATTGGGCGCCTGTGCTGTCAGGTAGGCGGCCGGGATTTTGTCACCGGCCGGCATCTCATCGATCGAGGTCGCGGCGCCAGACGTGCTTTTGCCGAACGCCAGCGGGATACGGTCTGCCATTGCTATGCCTGTGTGGGGATATTGCTAACGGTGCCGTCTGCCAGCTTGGCCGGCACGCTACCGTCAGCGTTGAGGGGGATCGGCGAGGACGTGCCGCTGACCAGGCGCGCCGGCACGTACCGTGAAAGTGACGCGGCGTTGTCATAGAGCCAGGCGCCGTCTTGGTAGGTGTAGAGCACGCCGTTGCCGGTGTTGCGCCACCGGTCGCCGTTGATGAGCGCGCGGCCGTAGTCGGCAGCGGTGGGGGCTGTCGCCTTTGACACGAAGTCAGGCACCGCGACGGCGCCGGTGCGGGCGTTGACGCTGGTGACGCCTGACGCGGAGGCAGGCAGTTGTGCTGCGGGCACCTTGCCATCGGCGCCCAGCGAGGCCAGGCCGTTCGGCTGCCCCTTCTGCGCGGCGATGCGGCCGTCTGCTCGAGCATCGGCCCTGGCGTCGGTGAAGTAGCGGTTCGTGCCCTCAGGAAGATCCGAAGTCGTTGCAGCGACCTGGCCGGAGGTCCGCCCCTTCGCGTCGCGCGTGGTCTTGTAGACCGCCGTGCCGGTGCCGGAATCCGGCAGATCAGCCAAACCGAACGTAGATACACCAGTGTCGGCGGCGACTGTCTTGGTCAGGTCGGTAGTGACCGCCAGCGCGTCAGCGATCGCGTACCAGCCCTTCGCCCCGTCCGGACCCGTGCCGTAGTACCAACTAGCTCCGGGCGCGTCGTTGTCGCCAACGAGGTAGATCTGCATGATTTCCATGCCGACCACCTCGACCGACCCGACACCCTGTATGGCGGCCCGGCCGCCGCCCTGCCCTTGGAGCGCATCCACCGCGGCCACAAGCTGCTCAAACCGCTGCAGCTGATCCGGCGTCATGCCGGCGCTGTTGGCCAAGTCCAGCAGGTAGGTATACCACTCACGTGTAGGCAGGCCGACGCGGTCTGCAATGGCCGCTTGCGGGCGAGGAATGGCGACCATCAGGCAGTCGTCGGCCCGAACGCCACCCAGTCGAAAGGCTCGGCGGCAATGAAGTTGGCGTTGGTTTGGCCGAAATCGTCAGTGTCGAACTGTGCCGAAAACCCGCTGGCCGATTTGGCCGTCACTGCCGGCACGCCGATCTGCCCGCCCGCCGCATGCGTCACGTTGCGGGGCATGATGGACACCATGTACGGCTCGCCGCTGAAGGCGTTGGCAAAGGTGACGCTAGCGGCCGTCTGGCGGGAGCCGGATGCTGGCGCAGATGCGCTGCCCCACTGGATGAGCAGTGTGCCGATCTTCACCCGGTTGCTGAAGTTCTGCACCGGCAGCACCGGTGCTTCCGGCTTCGCTTCCCAGATCAGGTTAGCGCCATCGGTGCCGAGAACCTTCCCGGACGAGCCTGTCGGGTCGGGCACCTGCAGCACCAGCCCCCAGAGCAAATTGCTGCCATCATTGGTGAGGAACTGGCCGTTCTGCAGGGCTGGGATCGCGGCGCCGCCAGCGGCACCATCGTCCACGTCGCGCGTCCACACAGAAGTGCCGTCGGCCGCGCGCAGCACCACCGTATAGGCGCCATCCAGCCAGATGTTGGTGTTCGCCCGCCCCGACGAATCCAGCGGCACCGGGTTCTGGTTGGCGACGGTTAGATCCGAGTCCGACCAGGTGCCCTTTGGCGTGGTCGTGCCCTTGTCGTAGAACTGCAGGCTGCCGCCAGCCAGTGGCTCAAGGCCGAGCAGATCGGCGAACACCGGCGCGGGGTTGTAGAAGCGTTGACTCATGGCAGCTCCGGGCAAAAAGAAGCCCGCGCAAGGCGGGCCGGGGTCTCAGAAAAGCGAATCGGCTCGGAGATACACTCCGGCCATCGGGGGGATGGGGATAAGCGATGAGCGTGAAGATGGTCAGGGTGCTGATTGGCTCAAGCACTGAGGGAGCCATCTACTCCCAAGACGCAGTAGAGACCGAAGACGGACTTTTGCTTGTGCCACGCTGGCTCCGATCGCCAGACGGCAGATCGCGAACGCCAGCCATCGCCATTCCGCTGGCAAAATCTGATCTGGAACCGGCACCGCCGGATTCTGGTGCGGAGTGGCTGCTGACGCTGCCAATACCCACAGCCGCCCTGGAAGGCGACCGCGAGGCGATAGAAGCCGCCGGATTGGAGGCATTGGAGCCGCCGTCAGAGCAGCTGCCGATTCTTGCCATCCCGATGTTGCAATAAGGGGCATGACTTTCTCCAATGAAAAGCCCCGCTATGCGGGGCTAGGGTGGTGGTAGGATTTTCCCGACCAAACGAGGCGAGACGAAATGGCAAAGGACTGGCGTTACAAACCGGAACCAGAGGGTCTGGGGATCAAAGAATGGGGCCTGATCGTCACCTTGGTTTTACTGTCTGGCTTCCTGCTGTTCTGCGTTGCTAGCCTCGTTATTGGCGCGCTCTAGCGCATCGGCTGCCTCTGCCAACACAGGGTCTGAGTCGCGATCGGCAATCTGCCGCATCGACTGAACCTGGCCCAGGATCGCCCCCTTTGGAAGAGTTGTGGTTCTGGCCAGGGCACTCACGACGCGAGGATTCGTCAAGAGCCGCGCTGCCGCGTTGGCAAAGGCGCCACCCGCAACTGCGCCCGCCGGCAACACCATGTTCCCGGTGAATGGCAGCTGGAGGATTGAACCAACGAGGCCTACGCCGTAAGACATCGCAGCCGTCCGGTTAGCGGTGCCAGATGGGTTTGCGTAAACCTTGGCACCTTGCTTGAGGTTGTTGGCCACCCTCGCCACCTGGTCCATCGATTCCGAAAATCCCGCGCCGTATCGGTCGAAGAGTGCGCGTCGCGCTTCTTGGCTCAGCTGGTTCCACTTCGTCAGGAACGTGGCCGCCGAGAAAACCTGTCCGGCGTCGTCCTGCGCACCCGGCGTCGCCAGCCCCATACGCTTCACGACAGCAGCGGTAACGGCCTTCTGACCGTCTCGCGGCAGTGCCTGCATCACCGCGCGCAGCGTCGTGGCGCCATCATTGGTGCCAGACATGGCTGCGCTGTAGACCCGCTCCGGCCCACCATTTTTGTCGATGATGCGCTGCACTGCTTCCAGTCGCTCGGACGACACACGCGTGTAGGTGTTCGCCCGGCGAGCCGCGCGTACAGCATCGGGGCCTTGCGACGCCGCCACCGCTTCCATGTCGCGCGACAGCGCGGCGTACAGGCCCTTTAGCTGGCGGGCAGGAGTGTCGGGCGTCATAGAAAAATCGTTCATGCGCTCGCCCACTTCCGTGCGGATCCTGCGCAGCGCCTCATAGGGGATCTGACCGTTACCGGCCTGCAGGTCTGCCGCTAAGTCGCGGCGAAGCCCCTGCAGCCAAGGGTTGATCATTCCGCTGGTCGTCGCGACGGCACCGGCAGTGGGCTGGGTCATGCTGGCCAGCGTGTTGACGGTGTTCGCCATCGGGGTTGCGGTCGTCTGCGGAATGAATCGATCCGCCTGCCAGTAGAGCGCCTGCCGCATTGCTCCGATGTTTTGCTGGGAAGTATCAGCTCCTCGCTCAATGGCCCTGCCGGCGCGTTCCGCGCTGGCACTCGGTGACAAGTTCTCGCCCACCTTCCGCAGGCCCGCGCCAATGTCATCGGCCTGCCGCTCGGTAAAGCGTGCCATGACGCCTGCGCTCGTGGGGCCGCCGGCCAGCAGATTCTCTGCACCCTGCAGCATTCGGTTGCCAGAGGCCTGCGCCACAGACGGATTTGCGCCCAGCGCGTTGAAGTCGGCAATGGTGCGCTGCATCTGCGCGCCGCTGGTTCCGCGAACGAGGCCACGCGCGCTAGCCGCGCCCAATGTCGCCAACGCATTGGGACCGACGCCACCCGCGAGCGATGCAGCCAACTGAGCCCCGGCACCGCCACCGTTCTCACGAGTTATAGAGCCAGCAGCAGATCCTGCGCCGGCGGCCATTAATTGCTGGAGCGGCTGAGCCTGAAGAGTATTGCCCAAGCTAGTAAGCATATTTCCGCCACCCGACTGCACGCCCCGTCCACCCAAGCGCGCCAGCGCGTTACCCACGCCTAAGCCAACCCCTCCGCCTGCAATTGCGCTGGTGACATCGCTGCTCACTCGCTCGGCGGCGTTGGCTGGACGCGGTGCGCCCACCTTGTCGGCCAGCACGTCCACCATGCCCGTCAGGCCCGTCTGTTGGTATTGCTCAGGCAGTAGGCGGTTTACGCCGGCCACAAGCGGCGCCACCACCATATCCGGCAGGCCGACCACGCCGCGCAGCATCGCGCGGCCACCGAGCGCCAGATTGCGGCCGATGCCCTCCTGCGTATCCAGCGACGATCGCCGTGCATCCAGGTCCAGCGCTTCGTCTGCGGCGGCAAGACGCTGCTGGCGCTGTTCACGCGTGACGCCACTCTGGCCCACGCTTGCCGGCTCAAGCGTGCCGCCGGTGATCGGGATTTCCATCGCCCCGGCATCCGGCCAGTTGACGGTCCGCTGGGTGTCAGCATCGAACGCCTGGCGGACCGTGGCCTGCTCCTGCTGCGGCACGTTTGGAGCCACCACCTCGCTCCAGTACTGGTTGCGCGCCTCTTCCTGCTGCTCAGGTGCTAGCGCCTGGTAGGCCGGCGACGCGGCAACCTCCACCCACTTCTTCGCCATGTCAGTTCCAGAGGTTGCTGTAGGAGCCGCCAGAATTGACTGGCGCGTTGTTGTCAGCAGGCGCCGGCTGCTGGTTGGCGTACTTTTGATTGAGCTCGCGGATGGTCTTCAGTGCAGCAAGGCGGGTTTCGATCGGGAGAGATGCATTTGCAAGATCGCCGGCCATTTGCTGGTACAAAATTACATCGGAGTTGGACTGAGGTCCCTCCATCCGAGGCATTTTGGAAGTGAGCTGGCCTGCGATGGTCTGTAATTGCGCAGTTGCTTGAGCGCCTTCGGTTGATGTGCCAAATACCGCAGCAGCAGCATCGCCCAATTGGCCCAATCTGCTGCCTGTGGCTTTTGGCAAAATCTTCTCAGCCTGCGCAAGCAGTGACAAAACTTCGGCTCCATCGCGACTCCGTTTGGCGGACTGCCCTTCCTGCTCAACACGCTGCTTGGCGCTAGCCTCTACTGCAGTCGTCGCGCCGGCGCGCTGTACGGCGTCCTGCGTGCGCATCTGCAACTCAGGCGCCAGGGTGCCCAGCTCCACGGCGCGCTGTGCCGCTGCAGTCGCTGCAGCCTGCTCCTCCGGCGCACGGCCGACGAAAGCATTGGGCGCCCCGATCCGGGGGGGAAGCGTCGCCTGCGCGCCGTCCGGCAGCATCCCGTAGGCAGCAGGATTAGCCATGATCTCTGCGCGCAGCGCCGGCTCGGTCACCTTCGATACGTCGAAAAGCTCGCCGGTTGATGTACGGAATACCGTCCCGGTCGTTGGCTGAGGCTGCACCATACCGCCACCGCCCTGGGTCACGGCCATCGCGCCCGTCTGCGGGTTGAAGCTGGTGCCGTCCGGCAGGTCGATCTGTCCAGTTCGGCCGTTCATGACGCCGATGCGCTCGCGGCCATCCGGCCCCGTGAACTTGACCTGCGTGAAGCCAGACGTAGAAGCGCGCCCTTCAATGCCGAGTTGCACGCGCCGCGCTTTCTCGCGATCTTCCGGAGACAGTCCGGCAGTCATGAGCTGGAAGCTGCGCACGTCAGTCGGCGTCTTGCCGTCAGCTCCGCTATACGCGGTGTATAGCGCTCGCGCGGTCTGATCGATCACCGGTGAGGTGGTCGCGTCGTAGGCTGCCGGCGCATCCACACCGAACTGCTTCAGCGTTGGCAGCATCTGCTGGTACAGGCCAGGCCGGGCCTGCTCCGGCGCATTGACCAGTAGGTTCGACATATTGGCCAGCGTCTTGTTGCGACGGTCTTCGGCGCTCTCGAACTGCGTCTGCTGCGTCTGCGCCGCCTTCGGGTCAATCGCGGCCATTTGGCCCAGCAGCTGGCTCTGTTGATCGGCCGGCGCGCTGTAGGACTGGCTGGCGAGTTGCGCGAGCTTGTTCTGCTGGCCGCGCTGCCGGCCCATCTCGCCCTGCTGCTGCACGTAGGTGGCCGCATCCAGAGGGCTGAATTGCGCAAGCTGGTTGACCATCAGACGCGCCCCATGAAGTTGGTGAGGTTGTTGCCGAAGTTGTAGGCGCTGCCCTGCCCGGTCGTCATCTGGCCATTCCACGCGCTGGTAGCCGGCTGCGTGCCGTAGGAGCTTGTGCGGCCGCCTGCGGCGTAGTTCTGCAGCGCGTTGTTACCCAGCCCGGCCAGGCCGGTGATCATTTCTGCGTTGGCATTGGCGCTGCTGCTGGCCGCCTGAGCGTTGGCGCCGCCTACTGCGTTGGCGTAGCCGGTGTTGACGCCTGCGAGGGCGCCAGCAGCGCTCTGCCCCATGCCGGCCAGTCCGGCCAGCTTGTTGTAGTAGTTGTTGTACTGCTGGGACGCCAAGCCCTGCCCGTACTGCATCAGGTCTGCCTGGTGCCCACCGGAATACAGAGAGCCGCGTGCAGCCGCGCTGCGATCGCCAGACTGAACACCCTGTTGCAGGGTGAACTGGTAATCCGGGGCTTCCTGAAAGCTGGAGTAGTTGCCCGAGTTGAGCTGGGCCAGCTGGTTTAGCGCATTCGTACCGGTGTTGAGATACGGCTGCATGTTCTGCTGGTTGGCGTAGCGCGCCTCGCCCTGTGCGGCTGCGGTGGCGTTTGCAGCACCCTTCGCGCCCTTCTTGGCTTGATTCGCGGAATAAACGGTTGCGGCTGCGCCGATTACTGCGGCACCGGTGACAACGCCCATTAGTTGATCCTCTTGGTGTAGCAGGTCTCGGACAAGGCATAGCCCATCCGTTCGTAGAGAGCGCCCGCTTGGGGCGGGCTGGTCGCTAGATGACACATCACCACCGCCGATGCTCCGCGCGCGGCGCACGCAGGCTCTACGGCCGCTAGCAGCGCTTTGCCGACACCGGCGCCCTGGGCCTCCGGTTCGACCCACCACACGACCTCGTAGGCGGCGCGGATGTTGCGGTTAAACATGAAGGGGGCGACGACCAACCCAACCATGCCGACCACTTGCCCGTCCAACTCGGCGACCAGCATCACGCTGTCCATGAGCTGGAACACCAGGTCGCTGACCGTGTGGTCGTCCATCGGCGTCATGCCGGCGTAGCTGGTCGTTGCATAGAACTTGCGCGACATCGCCAGGATGGCCGGCAGGTCGTCTTCGTGAGCGGCGCGGATCATGCGTTTCCTTCGGGCGTAAAAAAGGCGACTGCTACGAGTCGCCCGGTGTGTGCATCGGTGCCGAACGCCGCGAACGGCCATCGGCTGTGGAATCGATCAGACTCGTAGATCACGCAGCGCCCCAGCTTCATATCGGCCATCGCCAGCTGCTCCCAGCGCTCGGCGGCGTCCCAGTCGTGGCGCACCTGCTCAAACAGTTCGAAGTCGCCCTGCTGGATGCACTCAGCACCGGTGGCGCAGTGACGCCAGAACGCGGTGCCGCCATCTCCTTCGCTCAAGTACAGCACCGCGGCGTGCGTGCCCCACCCCATATCGGAGTGGATGGCGGCATTCGGCAGTTCACCGCCGTAGTTGAGCCGGTAGCCCATGCCCAGCATTTCGACCGGCCCCATGGCGCGCTCAATGCCCTCACGCAGCCCGGGCACTTCGACCAGCGCCACGCGCTTGTAGACCTGCCCGTCATGGCCAGCCCAGTCGATGTAGGGCGCAGCGAGGCCGGCAGCGCGCACCGCATGCGCGTCGGGCACAAAGTCATCAATGATGAGCATTAGCCCCCCGTGGGCTCGATGTAGGCGACGGCGCCGAGTAGGTCGTGCCGGCGTGGCGAGGAGACGCGGATCTTGAACACCCACTGCCGGCCGCGACCAAGCCGCAGCAGCTTCACGCGTTGCTCGTATTCGCCGATAGCGCCAAGCGAGCGGCGGCGCCAGTTGCTCCAGTTGCGACCGCCGTCCTTGCTGTAGCAAACCTCAACCCAATGGTCAGCTTCACTCATCGCCTAGCTCTCCAAGACCCATGCGGCGCCGATTGCAGAAGTGACACCTTCTGGCAGGGCGCGCTGGGTCCAAGTTGCGCCGTGGTCCTGCGAGTACCAGACCCCATTGCTGCCACAGCTTGCGAAGATCATCTGGTAGCCAACAGCCATCTGCGTAACCCCGGGCAAGGTGAATGCCGGGACGAGTGCCCAAGTGATGCCGTCGTTGCTCCTTGCGATTTCTCCAAGTGTGGTCACTGCCACGTAGAACTCGCCATCAAAAACAATTTCCGCCGGCGTATTGCTGACCGAGGCTGTAGGAAACTGGAATTGCGAAGCGCTCCAAGTTTGCCCGGCATCAGTCGATCGCTTTATGTGGCATTGATAGCCGGCAAGAAAAGCATTGTTGAAGAAGATCACCAGAACTGCGCCATCGGTGGACAGCAGCGGCCCCCCAATGGTCGCTTGCTGGAACTGTCCGCCAAGCTGCCATGTCTGGCCGTCGTCATCGGAGTAAGAGCAGGAATCTGAGTAATCGCTGGCGATGAGTATTCTTTCACCCACAATGGCGATTGAATTTGCGCGCGTCATACCAGTGTTCAGGGGAATGGACCAGTCCCCATCAGGCAACGCGCGCCGCTGCAGTGATTGCACGCCTGAGCAGAGAAACGCGTACTCACCCTTGAACGCCATCCGAGCGCCATCAGTAGAAACGTCAGCCTTGTTGCCAGCGGGAAGCCATGTGTCACCGCGGTCCTTGCTGTAGTAGTACAAATTACTCTTGGCTGAAGCGTGGATGATGCCGTCTTGATAATAGAAATAGCTTGGCGCGAAAGACTGAATGATCGGCTTCTTGCTCCAATCACCCTGTTTGTACGGACCAAAGACAAACCCAGGCAGTGACCCGCCGCCACTGAACAACCATACATCTGAATTCGTCACGGATACAGTGTCAATCAGCTGCGCTAGCGTCCCATCATCGTCCTTGAAAGAAACGGTGAATGCATATTCACCCTCTTGTGAGTACGTAAACGTGTAGGAGCCATCAGCAGCTACGGATGCAGTAGTTGGCAGCCCACCGGTAGTAGAAACCGGCCCATACGGCAGCATCCCTCCGCTACGGGTGTACTGCCCTGACCCACTCATCCCAGGGAATCCATTGGGCATGTTCCCAACAATCTTGGGCAGGCTCGGCTCGGTATTTGGGCCCTCTCCTGTCTCGATGACCAGCTCGGCGCTGGGGATAACCAACGCGTTCTGATTTGCATGCAGCACAGGGGATACGCGCTCACTGATGATTGGCCTGTTGCCCTCCAGGTGGTAATCCCAGTCCAGAACCCACAGCCTGCCGCGCTGGAAGTCGCTCCCAATCCACATGCCATTCCAGCGAACCAAGTGGTTGAGGCGCCAGCGGTCCAGGCCGAAGGATGCACGGCGGTGCCAGACGCCGGTCACCACGTCATAGCCCCAGGTCTTGCCGTCCGGGAAGGTCAGGTAATAGACCTTGTGCTTGCCGTCCTCCCAGGTGAATGCGAACGCCTGCTTCCAGTTGTTGTCGCGGATGGCCGCCTGTACTGGCCCGGTCGAGATCGGAATCGCCTGATAGCCGTTGAGGCGATACACCACGCCATCGTTGCCGAGCCAAAACACGCTATTGTCCAGTCGCTGGACCGTGTCACCGCTCGCACAGCCGCGGTCGATCAGCACCCGCTTGTTTTGGAGCGTACCGGTGTTGCCGCCGGCGTTGTAGAAGAATTCGGTGGTGGTCTCGTTGAACACGACCACTTCGAATTGACTGACGATCAGCGTGACGATCTTGTCCGGCGAGGCCTCGGATTCGTAACGGTCCAGCGTGTTGTAGTCCAACGCATTGGCGAGCTGGCTGTGGAACCAAAACCGGCCGAACGGCTCGACCTGCAGCAGGTAGCTGTCCAGGTAATCCGCCGCGCGCGCGCCCGGGTAGCCGTCGTCCGTGATGCGCAGATACGTGTTCTTGGCCGTGTTCCAGACATAGCCCGTGCTTTGCCCGTTGACCAGCAGCAGCTCATTGCCACCGGTGATCTGGTTGTGCGCCATCTGCACCCGGCCAACGCCTGGGATCTGCCCACGCACCGTGCTGGTGGCTTTCGTGCTGATCTGGTGCAGGTCGTTGCCGCAGACGGCAAACAGCGTGCCCTCGACGTTGCGCAGGCCGCGAATCGGCCGGTCGCCAAGCCGCATGTATTCGCGAAGCCCGGGGGGTGATGCCAACTTCATCTGCGTGCGCGTGCCGGGGACCTCTGCCACCTCTGGCAGCCAGTTCACCGTGTCCTGCACCGACCACGGCTTGCTGTCGTCGGCGTAGAAGCCGCCGAGCAGGTCTACTGGGTGAAGTTCCATCAGCAGTCGTACTCGTCCGTGTAGATGTTGTAGCGACTGCACCTTGGAAGGCGTTGGCGCAATACAAGCGGGTTCGCCACAAGCATGTCGCGGCGCAGCTCTGCCAAGCCATCGTTAGCCGTCTGAACCACGTCCGGTTCCAGGCTGGCGCCGTATTCAGGGCGTAGCATGAGCGCCAGGTTGTAGGCAATGGCCTGCTCGGCTTCTGGCGGCGCTGGCAAGCTCTCTGCAGGCGTCTGCACCGACTGCCACCCAAGTGCCAACCCGTTTGCCTCCCAGCGCTGCATCATGCCGTTCAAGGCGATGCGCGCTGTCTCGAAATCTTCGGCCTCTGGGGCCTCGTTGGAATCCACGACGCGAAGCAACCGAAGCGATCGCGCAACGATTTGGGCAACTGTGGTCATGTGGATCCTCAAAAAGAAGGGGCGCCACTTGGGCGCCCCTGTTCACTGACAAACTGCTCGGTTACTTCTTCGACGCTGCCGGCTCGGACTTCTTCACCGCGGCGTCGGCCTTTGCCTTCTCGGCATCAGCCTCCTTCTGCTTCTGCTCGGCGCGCTTGGCATCGGCTTCGGCGGTCTGCTTGGCGATGTCGGCGGCAATGTCCTGCCCCGGCAAATCGTCCTCGCGGTTCCACTCTTCGCCGTTGGCCTTCATACCTTCGGGCCCCTTCCAGCCGGCGGACTTACGGTCATCGACATCATCGGCATGCACCAGCTCGATGCGCCCATCATCGGGAGAACTCAGATAAAGCGCGTGCTTCTTTTCGGTAGCCATAGCCCCTCCTTACGGGATCTGACGGGCCAGGCCTAGCGCGACCAGCACAGCACCTGCGGTGCCGGCGGCCGAGTTGGCGGCAGTGATGGTGGGCTGGGCAATCGGCGTAGTGCCGAAGAAACCGACCTTCTCGGTCGAGTCCTTGCCGAGCACAGAACCGTCATTGGTGCCCGGGGCTGCGGCCCACAGGCTGTTCTGGGTTTCAACTGCGAGTTGTGGCATTTCGGTTCTCCTTAGATGCCGGAAACGGTGGCGGGGATGCGAACGGCCAGTTCGGGACGCAAGATGCCGCCGCCCCACACCAGGTCGAAGCGCGACAGGAACATGTCGTTCACGATGTCGAAGCCCTGGGTGAAGCGCAGGGTGATGCCCTGATGCGTGGCCTGCGCCGAGTCAACACCGTGGTTCGCCGGCGGCGTCGGCAGATCTGCAGTCACGAAGTAGAAAGCATCCTTCGAGAAGGCCAGGTTCTGCACGTAGTTGGCGCCAGCGACGCCACCGATGGTGATGGCTGCGTTGTCCGTCGGGGCGTTGGACACGTTCTGCTCGGAGCCGGCCGGGATGATTTCCGGGGTGATCTGCAGGGCAGTTGCGCCAGACGCCGATGCCACCGTTACGGTGAACTTTTTCAGCTGGCCGGCCAACGTCTTCTTGGTCTGCGGATGGACGTCGAACACACCGGCGATGGTAAAGGTGTCCCCCGGATTGACCGTGCCGGTGCCGGTATCGACGACCAACGTGGCGCCCGACTGACCTGCGCCATTGACCAAGTAGCCAGCACCGGTGCCGCGCGTGGTGGTGGCCGTCAGGTTGGACGAATACCAGTCGAAGCCCAGCGTGTTGCTCGCCATCTCGCCTTCGCGGTACTGCCGGCCAACCTTCTCCTGGGCGTTGTACAGCCCCTTCAGGCTGTCCACGATATCGATCTGCGAATAGGTGTTGATCAGCAGATTGCGCTCATTGGACGGCGCCAGCTGGCTATCCAGGTATGCCTTGGCCGCCAGTGCGGTACGTGCGTCATCAAACGCGCCGTAGTCGCCGACTGCACCAGGCACCAGCGGAGTAACCTTGTTGATGAAGTCGGCTTCGACGTTCGCCAGCAGGTCGCCGATTTTCGGGTCGATGAACTGCTCTTGGAAATCGTCGATCTGCAGAGCCATTTCCGCAGACGTCGCGCCGGTGTCCATGCCGTAGTACTGGTCAACCTTGACCGGGATGGTCTTGTCGATCTGCGGCTGGATATCCATGATGCGGCCCTTGCGGACCACGCCACGCTGGGGGACGCGCACGGACACCTGGTCGCCTACCTTGGCGCCGCCCTTGTAGCCGAACGGGGTGTCGTACTGACGGTTGACCATCTTTAGCACCTGGAGCTTTTCGCTCAGGACCGCGAGGCCACGCTTGACGATGATGGAACTGGTGAGTAGCTGGTTGCCAGCCATTTGGTGAATCTCCGGTTATCGGTTTCGTTTGGCCCGAACCGCTTCGAGGTGATCGGTGACATCCATCGACGCAAGGTCTTTGCGCACGACAGAGCCACCGCTAACCGTCGGAGGCGGTGCAGGTGCTTTCGTGACGGTCTTGGGCGGAGGCGGGATCTGTGCAGGCTTGGGCGCGCTCATCGACGCCTCAATGCGACCAAGCGCGGCGGCTTGGGCATACGGCGTCATGCGCGAAATTTCGTCGGCGCTATCCAGGTTTTCGGCAAGGTAGACCGCGATGCGGGGCCCAACGTCGCTGGAGGCGATCACTTCAAGCATCGGCTCGGTGAAATTGATCGGCGCCTTGGTAGCCGCCTCCCACTTTCCAGGGTTCTCGGCTTCGAACGACGCCAAGCGACCTTGGAACTCACGCTGCCGCTCCTGTTCCTGGTGCTGCTTCTGCTGGACCTGCTGCTGCGAATCACGCTCACTCAGCCGCTGGTTGACCCGCCAATCGGTGAGGGCCTCCAGATATGCGTCCTGGTCGTAATTGAATTGGTCCAGCGTCGGCCTGCTGTCCGACTGCACAGAGTCTTTGCCGGCGGCCTGCGGTTGGCGCTGCTTTTCCAGCTCCTGCGCGCGTAGCTCAGCGGCTTCAGCTCTGCGGATTGCCTCGTACTTTTCCCGTGTCAGCTCATTGATGCGCTTACCAACGCCCTTGTTCTGGCGTTGCGCGGGAGCATCATTCCCGTCCGAAGCTGCCGAATCTCCGGAATCGTCCGTTTCGGCGATCTGCTGATCGTCGTCAACGGTTGCGGCGGGGTTGCCCTGCTCATCAGCAGGTGGTGCGGTATCCACGACGTTTGAAGCCGATGCATCGCCCTGCGGTGTGGGATTGGATGCTTCCACGGCCGCGATGGCCGCCTGCAGTCTTTCGTTCATAGCGATCTCAGATCGGGTAGCCCGGCTGACCGGCCGGTGCGGTGGGGTCTGCCCCCGGATCGCCGCCCATAAAAAAACCGCCTTGCGGCGGCTGATCTGGTGCGGCTTGTTCTTGCGGTGGTGGCATCGGTGGAGGCATGCCCATGAGCATCTGCTGCGCTTGCAACTGCTGCTGGAGCTGTATGTTCTCCAATGCTTGCCCCTGCGCCTGCGCGCCGTACAGCTGCGCCTGCGCGTCGTTCTTCTTGGCGTCCGTGATGTCCTTCGGGTTCGGCTGTGGCGGCTCTGGCGGCTGCTCGCCATCATCCGGCTGCAAAAGGCCCTGTTTCACAAGCAGCGAGCGATAGGCGTCGCGCACCTCATCCATACCGGGCGTATCCATCGCCTTGAGCACGCCGTAGCGCGCCAGCATGCCGTCTGGTCCGTTGCCCTGCGCCAGCTGCATCATCGCGTCCAGCGTTTCCATGCGCTGAGTGGTGTAGCTCGGCCCGGTGGTGATCGATACGTCGTACTTGCCCTGGCGCAGATCGTTGACAGTCACCCAGTCCTGCGCCGCTTCATCCCACACCGGCTTGTTGACTGCCAGGAATTCCTCCGATCCGTCTTCACCGAGGATGCGGATTTGACGCTCGCTGTCGTAGATGTGCGGGATCAGGTCATTGATGATGATGCCGGTGAAAAGGATCGCGCGGCTGATGTTGTCCTGATAGTCGAAGTTGGCGACATCGCCTTCCCGCTGCCTGGCCATGATGGCCTTGCCGCTGGTCTCGTTGCTGCGCTGCCCCAGGCTTGCATCGAAGATGCCGGTGGTGGCCTTCAGGTCTTCCGACGACAGCTGCAGCGCCGCCATATAGCCGGGCGAGAGCTGCGGCGGCATCTCGCGCTGTGGGCGAATCCCGGGCGCTTGCGGATCCGGGTTGTACGGCAGACCAGGCGCGTTATCCACGGCCAAGTCGCGCCACTCTCGCTCGTAGCCTTCGATCTGCTTGGCGGTGTACAGGTACGGAGACTTCGGCTGATTGGCAATCACCTCGGCGAAGTTGGAGCGCTCGAAGTTGTAGAGCACCTGCGCATCGCGGGCCATACGCGCCATGCCATACCACTCGTCCTTGCCGTCAACGTGGACGATGTCGCCCCAAACCGGCACCAGCGGGATGTATCGGCCGGCCCAATCGAACGGACCCTCTAGCGTCTCTTTGCCGCTGACGATCTCCATCGTGATCTTGTGCGACTGGACGGACCGACGATCCTTGACGGTGATTGGCTCGCCCTGAGGCTGGCCCATCTCATCCATGGGCGGATTGGCTGCTGCCTCTTCGTCGAATTCCTCAGCATCAACAACGCGCCCGTCCGACAGCTGAAGAATTTCCTTCTCAACTGGCACTTTTTGCCAGTATTCGGCGATGCGCACCTCTTTGTCGCGATACCAGTCCCGGCAATCGCTGGTCACGGTTGAGTCGAAATCAGACACCTCCGCCTTCGGCCAGCGACGACGGTATTCAGCACGCGACACCGTGTCTTCGACGAATGCAAATTCCGCATCGGACCTGTCCAACTCGTTTGCCGATGCGTCGAAGCGCACAGAGAATGGGTTGTGGATCCGCTTGATGCGAATGTCCTGGTCGAATGAATCGTCGTTCGTGTACTCGGTGGTGACGCGCCAGACGCCAAAACCGCAGCTCACCGCGTACATGCCGCCCCAGTCGTAGGCCTCATCAGCGCGTGACTGCGACTCAATGTTGCGGATCAGGCCCTGGCGAATCTCTGCCAGCTTTACGTCGCCGTCTTCGCTAGCCCGAATCTTGATCGACGGCGTGTTCATACGCATGTCGTTGATGACCTGCTTGACCGCCTGGCGCAGCTTGTTGAACTCGTACTTGGGCCGCGAGCCACGCAGCCGGCCGAAGTTGTTGTCCCACTGGCTGCCGGCCACCCAGATGAAGCGGAAGTCATCGACGGCTTGGTTGCGTAGGCTGGACTCAGCCGATTCGCAGTCGGCGAACCGCTTGCGCATCGCGCGGTACTTGTCTTCCGCAGTCTTCGGCGGTGTCAAGTCGTCATCGCGCATTAGGCCCATCCACTGTTGAATTTGATCGCCTTGGCAGGTGCCTTGACGCCGTTCGTTTCGAAATCCACTGCCATCAAGCCGAACGCATCCGCGCCGTGGCTCGCCCAATCGTGATTGGGGCCAAGGCCGATGCTTCGCTTTTCGTCTTGCTTTTCGTGATACCAGCCAAGCGCGTCGCGCCCAGCCTCTGTTGCGTCCCTGACCTCACCGATCGGACCGCTGTTGAACCAGATGGCAGGGAACAGCCGCCGCACAGACTCGATGCGCGTCATTGCCGCACCTGCGCCCATGTTCGGGATTACCCGAACGTCGAATCCTGCAGCCCTCAGTGCGCTCTCGTAGCTCACCGCATACACCTTGTCGTGCGAAGCACCGTCGTGCGGCAGAACGCACTGACAACCCTCGTAGCCGGACCGCCGCAGCCATTCAACATGCGTTGCCAGCGGTTGGCCCACCGCTTCGTAGTAGTTGAGCACCCGTACTTCACGTCCAACAAACTGCACGATCCAGATCGCACAAGCATCTGCTTTGGCGCCAGTCCCGCCGATGTCCCAATACGCCCGGGTCGTCATCAGCGGATCGGCAGCAAGCCGTCCTATCCGCCCCTCGTCCTTTGCGTCAGCAAGCGACTTGGCGAAGTAGGCGCCAGAAACTGCAGTGACGTACCCGCCACCCCAAATGTGGTCGTACTGATCTGCCTGCATGCGCAGACAGTCTTGCCGCTCTTGCTCAAGCTCGGCGGTGAACCATGGGTTGTCTTGCCAGTTCGCCCGCACCACCGTGGCGCCGGTCGGGATCTCCGTGCCGCGCAGCATCAGGTCTACCGGATCGGACTTCCGGCGCGGGTTCCAGCTGAACCACAGCTCCGACCCTGGCGCGCGGATGGTGGGACGAAGCAGACTCAGCGAGTGCGACGTGGCCGCCTGCGCCTCCTCCCACCATGCCCGCTTGAAGCCCTCCAGCGACTTGATCGACTCGGCTGTGTGGTCCTGCATGCCTTGAAAGGCAATGACGCCATCGCCGGGAGTCTTGATCACCTCGTTGTAGATCTTGAACCCGTCCGCCTCACCAAGCCGTAGATCCCGCAGCTTTGCCTCGATCAGTCGCTTGCTCGACTGCTTGAGCGATTTCTGCACCTGGCGTATGCACACCGACAGCAGCCCTGCTCCGCCAGACTCACCTGGTTCACGTACCGCATCCTCGATCAGCAGCTCAGCGAAGAAGTGCGACTTGCCTGAGCCTCGGCCACCGTGGGCACCCTTGTAACGGGCAGGCGCCAGCAGCGGTTCGAAGACCTCAGCTGTCGGAAGATCCAGGACACTCACGCTGCGGCCCAGGTGGCCCCATCCCTGATATGCGCAACCGCCTTCCGAGACACACGGAAATCGCGAGCAATCTCAGACATGGACCGCGCACCCAACATGGTGCGGGTCGTGCTCACATCCGCAGAGGTGAGCTTGGCCCCTGGGTGGTTATCGCCCTTGCGCACCGTTCCGTGGCGTATGGCGTCTTCCGAGTTCTCGGCGGACGTTGCATGCCTCAGGTGCGCAGGATTGCAGCACAGTCTGTTGCCACACGAATGTGCGACATCCGTTTGCCCCGGGCCCGGCTCTCCATGCACAAGGATGCAGACATACCGATGAGCATGCTGTCGGGTTGATCCGACACGAACGTACCCATAGCCAGCCCGTGTGACACCGAACGGCCACTCGATACACCGGCGTTCTTGGCGAAGCGCGACCTGGCGCAGCCAGCGCAGAGGCTCGCCGTACTTAGCTCGCATCACCGGCTCCGGACCCAGGACGGACAATGCGCCGCTCCACTCGGGTCACAGTCTGCACGGGGCCGCCATTGGCGCCGGTCAGCTCCACCGCCGCCTTGTCGCCCCAGCGCTTTGGGTTGAACTTAGCCAGCAGCTTCAGGCGGGTCTCGATGCGCAACTTGGATCGCTGGACGTGGTCTCCATTGAGCTGCCAGCCGATCGGTTGCTCATCCTTGTCCAGGCGCTCCATCCAGTCGTTGGACGCGTCATCGGCGATGCCCAGGCACTCCTCGGCCAGCGCCTCCTCGCCCAGCTCCCTCGCGCGCGCGATGGCGGCGGATACTTCGACGGCTCGCGCAGTCAGCTTGTCGTCCTCACCCTTTTCGCTCATCCAGTCGCGGACGGTGCGCGGGGCAATATCTTCACCCTCTGCGCTGATGCCTCTGCAGATCTGAGTCAGCGGCCTACCCTGAGACAGCTCCAGGCAGATGCGGTCCAATAGTTCTGGGGTGTACTTGCTCGGGCGGCCCATCAGCTAGACACCGCTGTTAGCCTGCTAGGGCCATTCACCCAGCCTGGGTTGTTGAAGTGCGGCGCCGGCTGCACGCGAATCACATGCCACGCGCTGTAGACCTCGCCATTGTCCAGGGTTGCGTCCACACGGATGCGGCAGTGCCCGGTGTACTGGGCGGCGATCTGCACCCGCACTTGGCGCGCTTCCGCCTCAGGCTGCGACATGACGCACTGGCTGGTGTCATCCGTCTGCCAGGTGGCCGAGACGATGCTGCGCCCCTTCGGGATGGCGCCGTTGAAGTCGGTCACGAGGGCGCGCTTCTCGTTGGCGTACAAACTGGCGCGGTGCACACGGTCGCGCTGGTGCGCGGACACGTAGTTTCGGGTCACGCGGCCAATGTCATTCACGGTCTGCACTCACCACGGCTTGGCAGGCGCGGAGCTGGTCGTCGGCGTCACGGCCGATTCGAATAGTAGCTCCCGCAACTTCTGCTCGGAGCTGGGCGGGCGCATCACGTTGGACGGCGCCGGCGGCAGCTTCGGACAAGCGATCGGTGTGGCACGTTGCGAGGTCGTTGCGCAGCTGGAGCACACCGCTGCGCAGGTCAGCCACAACAGCATCAGGGACGGCCTGGGCCGCCTGCCGGTCTTCTTCATGCTTGGCTCCAATGTCGGCCAGTGCCTCGGCCCGTTGGTGTTCGGTGGATCGGGCAGCCTGCTCCCCGGCCAGGGCGCCGAGGGCGGCCCCTGCCTCCTGCTTGCTGGTGGCCCCCTGGGCACGATCACCGCGCCAGGCCCAGCCGGCACCGAACATGGCGCCCGACCACAGCAGCGCGGCAATGATGGCGATCGCTATGCGGTTCATGGCTCAACCGGCCAGCTTGTCGCGCAGCCGGAAACCCAGCAGCGGCCAGATCTTCGCGACCGCATTCTGGCGCGCGATCTTGCGGCCGATATCGGGGTCGAAGTTCTCCGGGCTGGCGCAAGCCGACTCACCGGTGACGGTGAAGCCGTTACGCAGGCGCAACACGCAGAAGGTCAGCAGTCGCAGCTCGCCATGCATGCCGGCCACGACAGCCTCAGGGTTGCTGTGCCCAGCAGCCTGCACGCCTTCCGCTGCGGTGAAGAAGTACTCGCCGCTGATCTCCGCCTCGATATCTGTCGGCGTCACGCGCGGCGCGGTCAGGCCCTTCGCCTGGATTTCCTGTTCGATGCTGTTGTCGTCCATCTCAAACCCTCGTGTTTGTGTAGGTGATCCAGATCCAGGCCAGCGCGGCCAGCAGCAGGCCGCACAGGGTGGTGATCAGCCAGCCGGGTGGATCGCGTGGCGGCGGCAGGCCGCGGTCCCAGCGGTCAGCCACCAGATGGCCGCCGCGTCGCATCGTTGAAGTAGTGCGCCATGACCGCGCCGATGGCCGGCCCCAGGTTGCCCAGGAGCAGCATCAGCGGGTCTTTGTTCTCTTGCGGGATCGCTGCGTTCACCAGCACCGCGACCGAGATGCCATACAGCGTCAGCACGATGAGCGCGATGCCCAGGCGGGCTACGCCAACACTGCGCCGGGCGGTTGTCATGACGCGATCGCCAACTCGTGCAACTGCGCCATGCTCCAGTGGAACAAGTCCGGGTCCACGATGCGCGCCTGCTTCAGCTCGTTGCCGTTCCGGTTGTGCACGCGGATCTCGGTGCTTTGTTGGATGGCCAGTAGCAGGAACTCCAGGCGCTTGCGCTGGCTGTCCGGCACTCGCAACAGCTCGATGGCCTCCCGCACCTGCCCACTGATCGACTCCAGCAGCTTCACGGTCGGGCGCGCATTAGGCGTTTCGACCATCTGGATGACGCCTTCAAGCCCGGCGATGGCTTCCCGACGCTGCGACATCAGTTGTCCACCGCTGCAAGGCGCAGGTTGCCGGCGACACGGCGGGTCCAGCCCTTGCCGAACGCATCGAACGTGCTCAGCTTGACGTAGAACTCCAGTCGCTCCGCATTGAACAGCAGCACCAGGTCAGCTACCGGCGCAGCGGCAACTGCCGCCAGGGTGCGCGGTCCGATCACACCGTCATCGGCGACTCCCACAGAGCGCTGCAGCCATCGGATGGAAGTGCCAACACCGTGGTTAACGGCGGCGTCCATCACCTGGAATGCCACGGCCGCGGGGAGCTTGTCCCCCTGTATCCGCTGCCAGTAGTCGCGCCGATAAATCTCAACCGCCTGGTCGCGCGTCAGCGACCGGATATTGACCGCCGGATAAGCCCGCTTGCTGATCCCCCACTGGGTTTCGCCGCCTGGGTCGCGCGGATCGTTGACGTAGCCGCCCTCGTGACTCAGCACGCGGCCAATCAGGCTATCGAATTGGCTCAAAGCAAACTCCGTTAATAGGTGCCCGCGCCGCGATCCGGCTGGATGCGAAGGGTGGTCCGGCTAGGGAACGGGCAAAGAAAAAGCCCCGCCGAATGGCAGGGCTTGAGAATTTGCAGGCGGCCGTTCGCGACCCTTCGTCGGCCGGCATCCGCCAACCCAACCTGCGTGATTGTTGAGCAGGCACAGTGGATGCGTCGCTGAGGCGCCGCCGTCACGGAGCGCCCCTTCTATGCGAGTCCAGCGGGAAGCCTCACGGCTGACCGGTTGCCTGGATTCGCACCACTGTGACTACCGACTCGAAAGCCTGAAACGACGAAGCCCCCGCTAGCTTTCGCTCCGGAGGCTTCTGTCACCAATGCGCTCAATTTACTTATTTACCCCTGGGTGTCAAGCATCTGTTTTCATCCGTACAAGTTCCATTGGACCCAAGGGGACGCATTGGGACACTCAGAGGCCTCCACGAAATTTGCCGCCGCCTCCATCGCAGCGCGCATCTCCGCTTTTTCGTTTTCTTGATCAGTCCGCATGTGCAACCATGATCCGTGCTTCCAGTACTTGCCGAGATCCGATGCCATGCCGGCGATTGCGGCGCACGCTGCACGCTCGCTGCAGGTAGGCATGGTCCAGACCTTCGCGATGCGCACCGGGCTCGCTTCCTGCACCTGCTTCAACGTTGCTGCCAGATCCACTGATCGACCGATCCGGAACGCGCTCCTACCGTCTGCCAAAGGCACAGCTGCCAGGTATATCCACCAGCGTCTAAGACCACGCTTTCTCACGATAGCCGATTCCTCATATATTCTAAGTCTTAAAGGCACGCCTCAGTTTGTCCTGAAGCTCCGAAATCCTCGTTGGGGGGAAACAATAATTAAGGATCATGCGACCATCCTCTGAAATTGCCCACTCAAACTCAAGCGGACCATCCTGCGAGCCTCCTCCCGAAAAATTAATCCCTGAAAATTCGTCAGCCAGCTTTTTTACTGGATTTCGTATGTTAAACACCAGAAATCCATGCGCCTGTAACGCGAAGCGCCTCTCTTGGGAAGCCGCCAGAGCTGACCTACCTGGGCCGATTGCCCGCAAGTCCTCCATAAATACGCCAGCCACCATCGTTGCTAGCCGGACATAATCCTTAGCAACGATTTCCCCCCTCCCCACCCCGACAAATAGCTTCCCCAGAATTTCAGCCTTCTCTTCCGCGTCCACTTTATCGAGCAAGTCGATGAGAACATCACCAAGCTGCTCTTTTTTCGCATCGCTTCCCGCAATCTCATCAACCACTCGCGCCCGCTCGGACCATGAGAGTTTTGATACCTCCTGTAAGAAATGAACGACTTTCTTTCCTAACCTATAGTCTCTGTAAGAACCAAAGGCTTTACCGAGAGCCACAACCGTTCCAATAACCGGAAAATCACGAAGCACACCGTCGTCTATAGCACTATCGAGACCCGCCTCGAAAACTCCCTCTGCAACCTTTATAGAATTATCATCACTTATCACGTTGACAAGCTGTTTTCCAGGTCTCATTTTATAGTCCGTCTGGGTGGCATGCTTAAACCTAGCAGACACATTGCAAACGCGTAAGCCATTCGCTCTGCAGCGCGATCAGCTCGACCAGCGGCCCGCTGAGTCGCGGGCTCCCTGACGGTCGGCACACGTCGCGTAGTTGATATCCCAGCTTTCTCATACGGCGACCTGCAGCAGCGGGCGGAAAGCGTTCGGGCGCAGGCGCCGGCCGACCAGCTCGAATCCGGCCAAGCGCAGGGTCAGGTACGCGCCGAGGCGCAGCGGCGGATGCCCCGCGTTGGCCACTAAATTGTTTGCAGTCTCCCAGCGCTCAACATTTTTTCGGCCCAGGCCGCAGTAGTAGCCGCGCATTACGCAAGCCATCACCACGTCCTGCCGGGCGATGCCGCCGATCACGTCCTCAACGCGCTGGGCGCGGGCGTCCACCTCCAGCGGCTTGAAGCCGACGTTCGGCGGCGGCATCTCGCCGCGGTGCTCGATCAGCACCTGCAGCATGTTCTTGCTCTGGTGGCCCAGATAGTCCATATCGCGGTGCAGCGCGAACTGGAAGCCCCACCACTCAAGGTCAGAGCGCGTCGCCTCAGTGAAACTGTCAAATTGGGCCATGGTCAGACCGTTCCCCATTGCTTTGTTGATTCGACCAAGGCGAGCGGACGCCAGCTCGTTGATAGTGGCCACAGCGACAGCATTGGTTCTTTGAAGCCCTTAATGTTCAATCACGCGTCTCCGCAACAGTTTTTATTTGTGCAATTCGGAGCCAAGGCCAAGCGGCAAGAACAGCGCGACGCATTGCATCGCTAGTTCTCTGGTTGAATTCGGCCAAGCTCGGCGGCCTCCCGTGCATTGACCGGAACCATTCGATGCATGCGGCTTCGATGGCGTTTTCCAGTTCGTGCTCATCGACCAAGAGGGGAATTCGCGAAGCAGCCGCAGACAAGCCGACGCGATCAACTTGATGTGCCATCTGCCGCGCAAGGGATGCGCACTGGCGAATTGTCTCGGCGCTCGTAGATCGTTCTCGCCCACAGCGCAGCAATCGCGTGTATTTGGTTGCCTCGGTCTCAAGTGAGGCGGCAAAGGTACGTAGGGCCACAGCTTCAGGACGCTCAGCCATGATCGCCCCCATTGCGCCGTGCCTGCGACTTCCCCGGGATCCATCTCGACGGCGTCTCTCCGAACCCCTGCTGGGCAGGTGGCTCATCGAGTTCGGCCACTGGGTCCGCGCCCTCCCAGTCATCGGCGCGCTGGTACTCGAATCGGTTGCGCAGGCTGACCACGGTGCCGGTCTTGACGTTGCGGCCCTTGCCTACGATCACCTCGACCAGGCCGGGCCGATCCGTGGGGTTGTAGACGTCGGGCCGATGGATGAAGAGGATCACGTCGGCGACTTCCTCAATGCCGCCGGATCCGCGGATGTCCGCGATGGTTGGCCGGCGACCTTCAGCAGCGCCGCGGTTGAGTTGGGCGAGCACCACCACCGGCATACCGAGCTGCTTTGCCAGCCCCTTGAGGTCGCGCAACGCCTGCCCGCGCTCGATCGCCTCGCCTTGCTTCCCCGGCAGCTCCATTTCGTGCAGGTGGTCGATCACCAGCAGGCCCAGCGGATCTTGCCGATGTGCGCGCTTTGACCGAGCCACGATCGCCGCCGCCGACAACTGCGGGTCGTCGTCAATGACGATGTTCGCCCCGATCAGCGTCTTGATGCCGGCGGTGAAGTTGCCCCAGTGGATATCCTCGTCATCGCTTTTGTCGGCCAGGCCCATCACCCAGTCGAACGGCACGTTGCCGATGGCGGAAACGTCGCGCGCGGCCACGTCGGAGTCGTTCATCTCCATGGAGAACAGGCCGGTACGCGTGCCGCGCAGGCCGCTGAACCGCGCCAGCTGAAACGCTAGCGTGGACTTGCCCTGGTTCGACCTTGCCGCCAGCACGTAAACCTGCCCGGGTAACAGCGCGCCGATCGCCTTGTTTACTTCTTTCCACGGAGTGGGGATGCCTATCTGGCGCTCGCCGGACTTCCGCATTTCGAAGTCGGTGGCCAGCTTCTTTAGCGCAACCTTGTAGGGCTTGAGGCCCACCGCGCGAAGCGGCGCGATCAGCGAAAGGTCGGCGCCCACTTTCGATGCGATTGCCTCCGCACTCTGGCCCTTGGGGTTCATCCCGGCCTCCATGAGCTGCTGCCCAATCTCCACCAGCTGGCGCAGGTTGGCGCGCTGCACGATGATTTCGGCATGGGCGATGACGTTGGCCGTGGTGTAGGCGTTCGACGCAATGTTGAGTGCCACGACGCCGGCCTGGGCGGACTGCGGGCTGCCCTGAGCGTCCAGCCATTCGCACACGGTGACACCATCAAACGGCTTGCCATTCTCGGCAAGCGCAAGAATCGCCGCGTAGGCCGCGCGATGCATTGGCAGGAAGAAATGCTCAGCGCGCAGCCAGTCCTGCACGTCCACCAAATGGCCGTTGTTCAGCATCAGCGCAGCGAGCGCGCTTTCCTCGGCCTCGCGGCTGTGGGGAGGTTCAAGCAGCCGACCGCGCGCCCCGTCGTCGTAAATCTCCATGTCGCGGTCGTCGATCATGCGTTCCCCCGGCGTGTGTTCTCGTACTTGCCTTCGATCACCTTGGCGATGTTGCTGGGCGCGATCAGCCACTCAAGATCAGCGGCAAATTCGGTTTTCCGTCCCATCAGGAAATCGCTTCTGGAGACGTAGACGAAGAACCGGCGCCACCAGTCGAGATCCTGCCGCTGGGGGTCTTCTCGCCACCTGGCCTGCAGATGCTTCGGGCGCTTGCCTTCCCACGTTCGCACCTGCCGCAGGGATGGCAGCAGCTCGTGGTACAGCGCGATGATTTCGCCGTGTGGGCAGGGCGGTGTTGTCCTGCGCATCGGCTTCCCCTGCTGCTGGTTCCCCAGCAGGTCGCCGTCAGCATTGGCGTGGTTGTTGTCGCCCACCCGACCATCGGCAGGGTCCGCAGCGACGGCATCGCCGAGCGCTGTGGACGAATCTCCGTTAGGAGATTTGCTTTTATCTTCTTCTGCTTCTGCTTCTGCTTCTGCTTGGGTCGGATTGGATCGGAAATTGTCGGATTTGTCGGATTTGCTGTCGGATTTGTCGGAATCCTTGCGGGCGCGGTTGTCGCGGTCCCATTGCCGTTGGTACTCGCGTCGTGTATCGCTATCGCGCTTTTCGCGGTACAGGTCGTAGTTCAACAGCCGCCAACCACCGCGCACAGGTTCAATGCGCCGGCCATCATTGGCGGCGGTCCGGCTGTAAGGATCGGGCGCCATGAAGGTCGCCAGCGCCGCCTCGCATTGCTCGATCGAGACGCGCGCCATGTGTGCTAAGCCGGGCACCGCCGCAGAGATGACGCCATCCTTGTCAGCCATCGCCAGCATCGTGATCCACGTGATGCGCGTGGTGTCCGGTTCCTGCCAGACCGTTGAGGCGATAATGCTGCCAAACAGCTTGGTGAAGGTCTCAGCCACGTGCTGCGCCCTCGCCGAATTCGGCCATCATCAGCGTCTCGTACTGCTGCAGATGTGCCTCGGTGATCCACCGCTTCTCTGCAACGTGGCGCGCAATCTCCAGCGCCTGTTGCACACTGCGGATGCTCGGATCGTACTCGAAGCCAGTGCGCGTCGGGTCGGTGAAAATCGCAAACACCACGCCATCGATGCGCTCAATGCGCACCAGCGGTGGCGTGCCGTCTGTTGGATTCTTGCTCGGGGTTTCGTTGGATGGCATAGTGGCCTCGGTCTCAACGAAGCCTCCGCACATGTCTGGCCGACAGCGGGGGCTTCGTCGTATCTGGACGAATGGTTTTCGAGCCGTCGAAACGGCCCGCCTCTTCGCGCCAGACACCAATGCACCCCACTACCGTGCACCGGGTGGCCGCCGTCCTTGCACCCATCGCACCCCAGTCCTTGGGGCGAGTTATTCGATATCGATCAGATCGGTTTGCTGGTCACGGGATCGCTTGGCTGAACCGGCGGGGCCTCAATGGCAGACCCACCCGCAACGCCTCCCCGCAGGCTCGGAACAGGAAAGATGTCTGGCCTGAGCGCATGCCTCGGCACGCCGGTGGCCGCTTCGATCGCCGCGCAGCGCTCAGCAGGGATTCGCTTGCGCGCGTACCAGCCGAAGATAGAAGGAGGTTTGATGCCGAGAGCCCGCGCCAATGCTGCGGGCCCCTGGGCAATCTCAATGGCGAGGTCGAGCGCTTTCATGTCCATGGCGTTTATGTTAGCCCGCAGCTAACGTATTGCGCAAGCTGCTAATCAACCAATGTGTTAGTCTTTGGCTAACCAAATAGGTGATATTGGCAATGGACATTGGTGAAATTCGGCAAAGGAACTTCCGGCACCTGATCAGTCAGCTTGAGGCTGACGGGATCACGAAGAGGCGCGACCAGGGCGAGAAGCTGGGCGGATTTCTGTCCGCGTCGTATGTCTCCCAGCTGCTAGCCGGTAAGTACATAGGCGACGAAGTTGCCAGCAAGATCTGCGAGGCGCTGGGCCTCCAACGCGGTTGGATGGACCGGCCACAATGGCCTGGGTCTACCGAGTACGACGTCCGAGACGCCCACGCCCCAGTGAAGTCACCCTATGTTCGCGTGCAGCAGCTGGATGCAGAGGCCGACATGGGCGACGGTCGAGTCAACGCTGACTACCCTGAGGTGATCCACTCGATCGACTTCACGCCGGCGTACATCCGATCGATCGTCGGGTTCGTGCCGCAGCCTGGACGCTTGGTGCTGGTGACCGGCCGCGGCGACTCGATGATCCCTATCATCCAGCCAGGTGAGTCGCTCATCGTAGACACGGGCATCTCTACGTTTGATGGCGATGGCATCTACCTGATCAACACTGGCAACGGCCAGCAGATCAAGGGCCTGCAGGATCGCGGCGACGCCATCTATGTGGTCAGCGCTAACACAGTGCTCTATCCCGCGTTCCCGCTACCGGGTGGCGCAGTCGTGGAAGGGAAGGTCCATCTTCGCAATAGGACTGATCGCCTGAACTGATAGCAAAAACCCCGCCGTAGCGGGGTCGGTCAGGGGTTTGTCGGCGCGGGCGCGGCGGCGGGCGGCGGGCCAGGCACCTGGATGATGATTGGTGCTTGCTGCTGCGGCGGCTGCACTGCAGCCTTGGGTATGGCGTTGTTCAACACGAAAGTCATGATAGTGACGAACAAGGCGATGCCCAAAAATGAGGTCCCGACAACCCATTTTATGAGTTCGTTGGTGCCCTTGTGAAAGTCGGCGCGCAGCCCCTCCACATCTGCTTTTGTGGCAAGAGTCGGAACTATGGCTTCGAGCTTGGCGACACGTGCGTCCATGCCAACATCATGGTGTCCGCCACCGCCTCCTGCAAGTGCTACGGGCTGTCCAGTGTTGATGTTTAAGACGTTATCGGACATTCCCCGCCTCCTCGCGTAGAACCATCCATTCCTCAATTTTCTGACGCGCCACTGGCCACAAAAAGCCGCAGTTACGACAAATGATAGGCAGGACGGGAAGAATTGCTGCGGTTATGACCCCATCGCCCCCAAGAACAGGCAGGGCTACTCCCCTCGAACCGTCCGTCTCCATCATCTGCCAGTCAGTCGAAGGGCAGCGCGGGCATGAGACGTCGACCTTCTTTGCCCTCATATACTCGAATAGGTCATCTGCCGATATTGGGATCGGCTTGCGTGCGTCTGTCATTTCTGGCTCCGGTCGAACCTGCAGAGCTGCCTTTGGGTACTAATCAGCCCATCCCCCAATCCAGTGGACACGCCCGATCACTGTGATCGGCTCGCGCTGTGAGTACATGCGTAGCTGCTGCCCGCCTGGGCGGCGCGCTTCGCAACGGCGTTCAGCTTTGCATAATCCGGAAGCCATTGCAGGCTAATTGAATTTAGCTGTTGACTAATTATTAGTTGAGGGCTAACGTACCTCCATCGCGCCGGATTAGCTGGCAGCTGGGGAAGAACGATGGACCTTGAAACCGCTCTGGACCTGATCGCCTGCCACCTCGGCGCAGGCCTGATCGACGCAGACACCGCGCAGCGCGCCAGCGCCGTCGCCGCCCAGGACGACTACTACGGCATCGCCGTAACGGACGCGGACCGCGCTCGTATGCTGTCGCTGGCGTTCAACATCCGCACCTCCTGCCCGGTGAGCTTCGCGCCGGCCTTCCAGATCCTGGAGGGCTGAGCGATGGCCACTTCTTTGACCGTGGCGCAGGCGGCTGCACTCATCGCTGATCACTTGGCAGACGGCCGCATTGATCGCGACACCGCTGTGCGTGCCCAAGCCGCGATCCGTGAGCGCCATTACTACGGGAACCCGATGACCGCCACTGATCGTCAGCGGCTGCTCGCCCTTCGCTTTGGAATCGTCGACACAGCCACTCCTGTGCAGGCGCTATTACGGCGCGCTGGCGGTGATGCGTGAGAGGGTCAGCGCTTCCGTTTGCTGCTGCGGGTGTATCCCTCAGCTCTGACAAACGGCTCCTTCGCAGACGCGTCGTAAATAGTCCCGCGAATCCGCGACCTCTTGAGTATTCCCATTGCGCCGACAGCATTGTAATCATCGCTAGCTGCCAGTTCAGCCTCGTAGATTTGCGCAACTTTCAAGCCAGCGTCGCGAATTTTAGCGATACCGGCAGGGATCTCGTCGTCAGTCCAGGCGGCTTGTGTCAGCTCTGCAACAAGGCCGGCTGCCGTTACCGCCGCCGCCTTGGCATTCAATGCGTCCTCGCGAAGCAGCTGCAGCTTCTCACCAAGGCTGCCAATCACATCTTTTACCTCGTCATCGTCAACAGAGCGCCGAAAACTTGCCTCCAGCCGAGCCGTGATCTCTGCATTCAAGGACCGGCCGCTCTCGCTCGCAGCAGCTTCCAACCGCCCACGAAGCTCCGGCTGCATTCGCAGTCCGAAGGGGTTGATGGTCGCGGTAGAGGGTCTAGTTTCAGTCTTCTTCGCCATAGTTACATGATGAAGCTAAAATTCTCTTGACACCATAACTACATGGTGTAACTAATAACACCATGTAGTCATCCACGCAGGTGACCACATGAAAAATCGCAAGCCCAATACCAGCAACACCAACCCCTTCGGCCTCCGCATGGATCCCGATTTGCGAAAGGCTGCCCAAGCAAAAGCCGACGAGTTGGAGCGAAGCCTCAACTGGACCATCAACCACTTGTTGAAACAGACACTCGGCCTTAAGGAACCCACCACGTGAGCAACATCATTCCGTTTCAGTTCCAGAACATCACCATACGTGCCGTGCAGATCGACGGCAGCCCGTGGTTCGTTGGCAAGGACATCGCCGAGGCATTGGGCTATGCCAACACCGCCGATGCACTGACCAAGCATTGCAAGGGGGTCGCGAAACGCTACCCCCTTCCGACAGCCGGCGGAGCCCAAGAGGCGCGCGTCATCAGCGAGCCGGACATGTACCGGCTTGTCGCCAACAGTAGATTGCCGGAAGCCGAGAAGTTCGAGCGCTGGATCTTCGAGAATGTGCTGCCGACCATCCGCAAGACTGGTAACTATGGCCAGGGCGCTAGCCCGCGCCAACTGACCGGCTACGTCGGCGATGGTTGCACGCTGATCGAGTCGATTTCGCGCACCCTCAACCTGGCGCCGTCCTCGACGCTTGGCATGTATCAGAAGCTTGGCGAGAAGGTCGGGCATACCGACCTGCTGCCGGCCTACGCGATCGACGGCCGTGGCGAAGGCAGCAGCGAGCCTACGGCGGCTCTGCAGACCCTGCTCAAGCAGCACGATGCACCGATCGGCGTGGTGCGCGCCTACGCGTTCCTGGAGGCCCAGGGCATCGTGGAGCGCCGTAGCCGGCCCAGCACCCGCGGCGACACCAAGCATTTCTGGACGATCACCGCAGTGGGCGCGCAGTACGGCAAAAACATCACGTCGCCGGCGAATCCACGCGAGACGCAGCCGCACTTTTACACCAGCGAGTTTCCGCGCCTGCTGCAGATGATGGCCGGGAAGATCGCAGCATGACCCGCCGCCTTCGCGTCGCCTGGCTCTTGGTCGGCCTGCTCGCCGCGGCGGTGATCCCAATGCGCATCTGGGATCACCGCACCGCACTTCAACACAGCTTCTTTCGTGTGCGGTCGGTGAGGCCTGCACCTCTCCCCACGTTCGCATTTTCACCCACGAACATGAACCAAGGAAACCGGAATTATGAGTAGGGAAAAACCTACCCACACACGCAGGCCGATTGTCATGCATGCAGCAGCAGGCACGACCATCCTCATCGGGAATGACGTGTCGGTGGAGATCCACCAGGCATATCGCGGCCGCGCACTGCTTCACGTCTACGCACCCAAAAGCATGGATGTGGATCGCGAGCGCAATTTTTGCCCAGCCGAAAACAACGACGGCCCGAGCGTTGGCGCGCTCGAGCCGTCTGCCAATCAGTCCCCCGCGTCGACGAAGATTTAGGAGATCCACATGGCGACCAACAGTGTAGCCCCCATCAGTAACGCTAGCGAGTCCGCGCCGGCGGCCGGCCTCTCTACCCACCCTTCCGTATTGTTCCCATTGCCGGAAGGCAACTATGCGCACGTGCTGGTGCGCGACAACCTCAACGCGCCGAACTTCATGATCGGGGATGTGTTGCTCGCCAACCTCAACATCACCTCGTGGAAGTGGGACGGAACCTACGTTGTGCAGGTCGGTGACCAGCAACTGGTCCGCTGGGTGCAATGGATACCTGACCCTGCTGATTGCAAGCAGGGCGCGTTCCGCATCTTCTGCATGAGCATGCCGGACTCGGGGTTTTTTGTGAGCCGGGAGCAGTTGGTCGTGCTGGCATCTATCGAAGCGCACGCGCAAGCCAGGAGGGTCGCATGAACTCGACCCAAGCAGTATCCCACCGCGTCCCCAAGAGCTTGCTCACTAGTGACAACTGCATGGTGGTGCCGAACGATTGGGCATATAGCTACGGCACTCCCGAAACGACGTTCGCTGCAGGTGAGCTGCTAATCGTCGATCTCACAGCCTGCCCGCAGCCTGGCCAGGTCGTCATCATGTGCCGAGCGGGTCGCAAACCATTCGGCAGGTTGTGCCATGTCGGTGCTGCATCTGCGCTCCCCCGTGGCCGATGGACGATCGCGGTACTGGATGCTGATCAGGAAACTCTTCATGGTTTTCGGCTCTGCGAATACGAGTGGTTCGGCGTTGTGACAGGCCGCGTGCCGTCGTCGGGTCCGGAGACCGAAGCGCACGCACAGGTCGGGAGAGTGTCATGAGCATTCATTTGGCCGAAGAGCGGCGCGAGTGGTTCACGCCAGCTGAAAAGCTGCCCGAGCAGTCCGGCAAACGCGTACTCGCTCAGGTTGTGCAAGCCGCAGGATCCTCGTATGCCGTGATCTGCGGTCAACCAGAGGGCTGGCAGTCGCTGGAGCTTGCCACCTTTTGGCGCAAAGCAGACGGGACGACTGACTGGGCAAAAGAAACGGCGGGCGAGGTTGCGCATTGGGCGTACCTCGATGACGCAATCCTCAACACCAGGCCGGAGCCGATAGCATGAGTGTCCATTTCATCAACAACGCGCGTGCGTGGATGCCGTCTGTGCCCGGCGCCTATCGGTTCTCGTGTGCAGAGATTGGCTATCGGTCGATCGACGTGCAGGTGCGTCGCAACGATGCAGATGTACTGGTTGCCAGCGCGCCTGGCCTGGGCACTGAAACGGTCAAAGCGATGCACGGGAAGCTGACGCGAGCGGAGTGGGAGGTTGTCGATGTCGATTGATGTTGCGAGCAAGGACAGCACCCTAGCCGCGCTGGCGGCACTGATCGAGGGAGACCGCTGGCTCAATGCGGACGCCTGTGCGGTATTCCTAGGCCTGATCGTGCCAGACGGAAAGCCGAACGCCGGCCAGCCGAATAGGCGAGGATTCCTTGAGCGGGTCGCATGCCGGCAGAGCTTCCCTACTGCGCTGGTGATCGGCAACGAGAAGAAGTGGAAGAAGTCGGAGGTTGATCGCTGGGCGGAGGACGAACGCCGAATCAACCGAGCTGCCGGGCCAGCGAAGACGCCGGCTCGTTGTAGTAAATCATCAGCGACTTGAGGTCGCGGTGACCGATGACCCGGGCCAGCTGCAGCACATCCAGCTTCTTGGAGAGGCGCCATATCGCCTCGGCCCGGCTGTCGTGAAAGTGGATGTCACGGTGCTTGGTGGTATCGCGCACGCGGCGCCACAGTACGTCTCGGGTCGCGTCATCAAGCTGGAAGACCGGCCCAAACCCCAACGGCAGCGCGCGCAGGATCTCGCACGCGCGCCGCGATAGAGGAACGTCCCGGGCGTCGCCATTCTTCGTCTTCGGCAGGTGGACATACTGCGCGTCGAGGTGGATGTTCGGCCAAGTCAGACCCAGGATTTCCCCAGACCGCATTGCCGTCTCCAGAGCCAGCAGGAATGCTAGCCCAATGCGCTGCGTGGCCGTCTCGGCCTGTAGCCTGTCACACACCCCGAACGCGCGCGCCAACGTCTCCACCTCCTCGTTGGAGATGCGCCGCGCCCTGCCCTTTGGCGTCTTGGGCCAGCGCACATCCCGCATCGGGTTTTCCCGGATCCACCGCCAATCGCGCCGAGCCACCTCGAGCACGGCGCGCAGCAGGTTCATTTCCCTGGCCACAGTGCCTGGCTTCACCTTCGCCAGCCGATTGTCCCGCCAAGTCGCGAAATCATCCGGCCCCAGTGCCGCAAGACGGCGCAGGGCGATCGGCTCCCGTCGCAGCGACTTGACCCTCACCAGCTCCCAACGCGAACCCGCCCGTTCGGGAGCCACCTCTTCCTCGTATCGGCGTAGAGCGGCGTCGAAGGTCTTGTCCGGCATCTTCGTACCGCGCAGCTCTGCCTCACGCTCCAGCGCCCACTGAGCGGCTTCCTGCCGTGTTGATTTGGTGGTCGAGTCGCGTACGCCATCGACGTACACCTGCACTCGGTACTTGTTTCCGTTTCGCTGGATGCTGGCCAT